AGGTAAGAGTGATCTACCGTGGGGTCGTTAAGGCTTAACGCATAGTCTTTGGCTGATTGTAAGGTGATTGCATCTTGATCATCAACATAAAGTCTATCCTGTGCAGATGCATATTTTACACTCTCAATAAATGTAATTCTATCATTATTTTCAAGTAGAGGTATAATTCTAACTTGTGTAGAAGAATATATTTCCCATTCATCTGTACTACCATCAGGATTTTTCTTTTCTAATCGTTTACCATCTACATAAATATCTGTGATAGCAGTAGAATCATCTACAGTAAATATTTGTGAATCTCCTGTCAACCAATCTATAGAGAACTCATTATGAGTAAATGATGCATCAGCTCCATCAGCTCCAGCATCTCCTTTAGCCCCTTTAATTGCAAGTAAATATTGAGCTATTGTACCAGTATTACCAGCGTTAAGCCACACTTGATATGCAGAACTACCTTCAGCACCAGTAAGTCCAATATCACCGTCATCGCCATCCACACCTGGAATACCTTGAATTCCTGGATCACCAACATCACCTTTCAATCCAACTCCAATATCTCCTTTGTCTCCTTTATCTCCTTTAATTCCTTTTAGATCTGAGTAGACATAATTAATAGCACCTTCAACACGTATTCCCAATTGAGTACCGTTCCAGTTATATTCTAAGTTCTTACCATCTAATCCTTTTGGACCTTGTATCAATCCTACGTTTATCCAGTTAGTACCGTCCCATACGTGTAAATAACCATTTACAAGATATCCATCTCCAATAGCATTTCCTGAAGGAGGTAAATCCCCTACAGTAGCTTTAGAACCTTTTATAACTACAGATGTACCATTAGAACCATCTGCTCCAGCTATTCCTGGATCACCAGGAGGCCCCTGAGCACCTATTAAAGTTATAAGCCATTCTGTTCTGGTTCCAACAAATCCATCCAATAGAGCTACCTCATATGCATTGTCTCCATCAGATCCCCCAAAGTCATAATAGTTTTGCTTTAAATTTACATTCTCCCAAGGGATTAAACTGAATGTTGCTACGTTAGATAATTCGTCATTTAAAGTAGAGCTTACTCGATATTCAAATGATATAGTGCTATTTTCAAGTTCTTGTCCTTGAATGTAGACAATATCAGTTAGGTTAAGTGGGTCTACGAAAGTTAGTAAACCATTAGTGTTAGCTATTAGTTGATATCCTGCAGTTACATAATTTGTTACTATTGTATCTATAGAATCTGTAAACTTATACAGTTCATCATTATAAATAGCGTATTTATCATCTATTGTAAATACAAAGTTGGCAGCATCTGCTACAGGAATTTCAGTTCCTATAAATACAGGGCTACCTAAATAAGTCAATACACCTTCTGTAGGTAGGCTAACAAGTGTTACTACAGAGTATACGCCTCCAACAGGGTCTATAAAGTCTTTAGTAAAGCTAGTTAAGTCAAATGCTTTGGTTTGTACATTTAAGTAGGCTTGGTTGTTACTTACGCTTGGAGGTGTTAATTCACCTGATACATTTATTTGTAAAACTGCCATTTATAATTAGTTTATGAAGTGAATAGTCCAGATCCTGCATCTGCAATAGAAAAACCAAAAGCAGTTGAATGTGCTGTAGTATCATTTACATCAGGGGTAAAGGTTAATAAATTATTATCTATTTCAGATATAAAATCAATTTGTTGATTTGCTACTATAGCAATTCCATTTAATTCTAAAAGACCTGATATAGGTAGACTATCTATTCTTAATGTTAATGGTAAATCCCCTTCAGGATCAGAATAAGGAGGAGTGGTATTAGTTGTAAAGTCAGCTCTTACAAGAACTATAGCTGTACCATAATCAGTAGTTCTCTCGCCATCTCCTATAATAGGGGCTTGATTACTATATGGTTCTACATTTATATTAAAATTTGCCATTATTTTCTAGTTATTACTTTAAATGTTGCCATTGTTATTATTATTTTACCCAAATTCCAGATCCTTCATCTCTAGCTGAGAATTCAAATCCATCAGTTTGAATAGTTGTTATATCTGCACCTATATGAATAAATTCCTCATTCAATAATTGCTCTCTTGTAATTATTTGTTGCTCCACAACTTCTATTCCATTTATATTAAATATACCCTGATTAGTAGAATGTATCCTATCAACACGTATTGCATCAATTAAATCATTCTCAGGATCATTATAAGGAGCAGTAGTTTGGCTAGTAAACATTACTAAGGTTAATACAGTACTAACATTATTATCTACAATAATAGTATTGTCTCCAATAGTAGCAGGTTTATTTGCTGTAGAACCAGATAGATCAAATGTATAAGTAGCTTCATTAGAAAATAAAGGCTTAATATTATTATCACTTGTTTTGAATAAAAAAGAACTTGATTCTATAAAAGAATCATTTGTTCCCAAGACATAAGTAATATTTCCTACATCACTTAAATCAAAAATAAATCCAATGGGTAAATTAATTCCTGTATATTGTAGTACTCCTACATTAGGTAAGCTTACTATTTCTACATACTTAGGTCTATCTCCTAAATCAATATCATTAAAGTTATTAGTAAAATCACTGTAACTAAATACATAATCTGATTCTCCATATACTTTCTCAACTCCATTTACTGTAGGTGGATGATTAGCAATTATATAAGCTGTATCATCTCCTTTACATAATAAATCTAGAGCTATTCTATAGTTACAAATCTCTTCACATTTATTCATAGTTTGTGCAAATATATCCTTTAGCACTACTAATCTCTCTACATTCTCTATTGTTTGAGGTTGTATAGATAAGAATTTAATATAATATGAAATGAGATTTAAATAAGCTACTGTGCCTAAACTAAGTTTCCCAGTTGTTCTAGCCTTATTAATAAGCTTTGCTGTACTGGTAACTATTACTAGATCTTCTCTCATTATATTGTCGTTACATTAAATGTAAAATAATTATTACTTGTTATATTTTGATATTGTCCACAATTATTACATGTGTTAGTACAAAATTTATTAAGCAATAAAAGAATAGTTAATATTTCTTGTATAAATCCTTGCTCAATTGCTATTTCTAAAGCAGATAAACTTACATGAGCATTTAATAATTCGGAATCAATAAGCTCTCCACAAGGAATACACCCTTGTTGTTTTTGTATTTTGTTAACTATGCACTCTTTATACCTAGTAAGATCTGCTGCTACTTTAGAACATACTTTAGAAGGATCTAATACTTCAACAAAATATACTCCATCAAAATAAGCTATGCCCATTTCTTCTAAAGTTATGGTAATACTCTGTGTAGCGGCTGCATTTAATTTATCAGAAAAGTCTAATTTCTTATTTTCATACTTATAAGTCTTATCTGACCAAATATATATATTAGTAGCAGCACTTGCTTCACTTAAGTTTAAGGTTAAGTTAGATCTATCTGCTGCTACTTTAAATGAAGTTATTGTCATATTATTTTAAATAAAAAAAGAGAGAAGAGCAGATTGCCCAACTCTCTTTAAGATTATTGATTTCTTGTTATATTATATAACAGCTAAGTCTGCAGGTACATCAGCATTACTTCCAATAAAAACTCTAAGATCTGCAAGTAACGTATTTGTTCCAGCATTTCCTGCTGCATCATCTGTAGGTTTCTGTACAAATATAAGTAGTGATTTCTTTTGTTCTTCAACAGTTGGAGAAATTCTACTTGATTTATATGTGATTATTACTGCATTATACTTACCAGCTTGGTCTACATAGTAAGGTGTATCAAAGTTAGAAGGATACGCCATTTCTCTATAAGAAGAGTATTTGAATCCTTTAATAAACCATTCCTTGTTAACAACTAGTTTAGAAGTTCCATAACCTGGATGGTTATAAGCATCTACAGTAGTAGTTAATAGTCCTTGATTACTTCCTGAAGCTTCTAGTAATACCTTAGTGGTTACATCAAATTCAATTTGACGTCCTTCAATTTTACCAGCAACTACATCTTGATAAGCACCTGTAATAGTTAATTCAGTTGGAGTATCAGATTGAGAAATTACAAATTCCCCCATCCCTCTAGAATCCAATTCTACATTAATACCTGCAACAATACCATCTCTAATATTTACTGCAGTAACTCCAGTCACATCAGCACCAGTTGTATAGTAACCTGATATAATTCTAAAGTTCTCTGTAGAAAGAGATCCACTTTCATTATATAGTCTAATACTTACAGCGTATGTAGCATCTGCTACAACATTACCATCAAATCCAGCTACAGTTACAGCTTTTTGTACTTCTGGAGCATACTCTTTTAAAGTAATACGCTCAATTTGTTTTGGATTTATAGCTTGAGAGAACTCATAATCAAGTCCTTTTGCAGCACTTCCTCCAGTTTTTTGTAACAGGTAAAAAAGTTTTCCTTCAGCAGCAGCGCCACCATCATTAGCTAGGGCTTTTATTTCTTTAGCAGTAGCAGTGGCAATAAAAGTTGCAACGTCAGTTTCTGTTGCAATGGCATTACCAATGATTAAATCCTCTACCTGGTTAGTTCCAAATATACTCATTGTTTAATAAATTTTATTTTATAATTATTTTATTCGTTCCGTAAGTTAAATTGAGTTCTAGTTTGTACTTCATTAATCTTATATGACATAGAAGCAATTTCTATTGCTCTATCTAATATTTCATAATGAATACCTTTATCAAGTAAACTAGTCTGCTCAGTTGTTTTACTATCTATAGATAATCCTTCATCAGGATAAGCTGTAGATAAGTTAGTTAAAATTATAGGTTCAGGATATTTTATATATCTAACCTTATATTCTGATATACCCTTTTCAGAAGTAATTAATTCTACATTTTTTGTACCTATATTTAAATTACTATGATCCAGTCTCCAGATTACTGATTTATCAGGTCTTTTAAAGGGATTTTTAATTTGTATAGAATATTCATCATGTGTTTTAGGAATTACTTTTATATATTCTTTATCAATACATGAATCAACAGATATAATTTGTGCGGATTCATATACAATAAAAAGTACATCGTCCTTTAATGAAAAGAATATAGAGTTAGGATGTAATCCTTTAGGAGAAGTAGATAATGGTTTTGTTATAGATGTACTAATTAATTGATTTAAGTCAATTCTTCTTTTAGTATTTGCTTCAAAACCTTTATTATACTTATTCCCTATACCAAAATGACCTTTAACTATTTCTAATTGAGCCTTAGATAGAAATACAGATTTCTCATATAAATCTAAGCCTGGAGCCTGTTTACTAGTGATACTATCATAATGTATATCGAACTCATTTGATAACTCCTTAGTAGTCATTTTATTCTGCGTTATTAATTTTTGCTTCTACTAGTGTTCTAACTTCTTGATTTCTTGGATTATCTAAGTATTTAACAGCATTAATAAAAGTTGGTAATTCATCTGCTTCAGATAAGTCTAAACCATCTACGGTTGCAAATTTATTTCCAGATTTTACAATAACACCATACTCAACTCCTTTATTAATTAAGATTTTAGTATCAAAAGCACTATCACTTAATACATCTAAAAATACAGAAGGCATTGTATCAATACGTTCCTCTAGTTCTCCTTGTATCCAATCTAGTGTAGAATCTCTTGAAATAGGTTTATTAGTAAGTAGTTTTAATACTCCTATTAATTTATCTCTATCATCTTCAATTTTACCATATTGTTTGAAAGCTTCTTTCTTAGAATCATATTGTCTTTTTCTATCCTTATGTTCTTCGTTACCTTTAGTAATAACAAAATCATAAGTAAGCTTATCATTTCTTTTATCCCAAGAAGTAGCGATATCATTTTTAAGTGATAACAAAAGTTTATAAGACAAATAATCCATAGGATTAGAAAGATCTAATCTATTGTTTGCTGAATCCTTCATTAGAGTTACTGAGTAATTCTGCCAAAAGTCTCCATAAACAGATAAATTCAGTCCTGTTTCTTCCTGTAAATAAAGCATTTCCTCTTTATTCAATACATTCATAATTGCACCATTGTGTTGTAGTGGAGCTCTATACTTTCGTCTAGCTTCTCCTACCATTCCACCTGCTATAATATGATCCTCTGGAACATTAGCAGCCATACCTTTTTTACGTGGTATAAACTTTACAGTTATAATTTCATCTGGTAACTTAAAAGATTCTATAATCTTCTCTTCTTCCTTTGTAATTGCTTTCGCCATTTTAATTCTCCCTATTGATTAATAAAAAAGAGGTGTTTACGGGTACACCTCAAAAACCACTTATATTATTATGCTACAAGAGCTTTCAATGTTGCAGTTCTTGTTGGATCAATTACCATTGCTCCAGTACCTAACATTGCAGTCATAATAGCAGAATCTTCCATATGATTCATTACACCACCTCTACGGCCTGTGAATGGATCTCTAATACCAGCTTTGTAACCACGTAACTCATCGTCACCTTTTACTTTAATTTTCTGAATATTAGGTTCAGCCATTGCACCGATGTACAATATATCATAACGATAAGATTCCAATACTCCACCATCTGGATGAAGAATCTTGTTTCTTACTTTATCATCATACATTGGATCAACTTCTAACATTACATGAATGTTATTAGGAGCTTTCCATTCTGTGAATTGGAATCCAGCAGAGTATGCATTATCGTGAAATTTAGAACTTGTTTTCTGAATAGAATTAGTACCTGTATTATCAAATCCTAATGGTAACCATCCTGAAATTTCAGCTTTTACTGCTCTGTTAAATTGAGCAGCACCTCTTTCACCTGTACGTAACATAAACCTACGTTCTCCCCAATCTAGTTTACCTTCTGATAATTCAGCAAGGATATCATCTAGTTGACGAAGTGCGAATTTATTGTAAGTCTCTACATTAGATACTTCCATTTGTTCTCTAATTCCAGAACCAGCTTTGATCTCAATATTAGATTCACCTTTGTTAAGGAATCTTCCATTCTCATCTCTGTTTGTTTTACCAAACATAAGCGTTCTAGCTTTTACTGTAGACAATGCTTTTTCAAATTGCCAGTAAACTTCTTGCATCCATGTATAAGACTTGTGGGTCTTACCATTCTTTTGATCTCTTGTTTCAATAGCACCAAAGTAAACTGGTTCCACTTTAGTATCAATCATTGCACCAGAAACTTTATGTTCTAACCTCATGGTTGTAACACTGTTCCTCATTGTGAATGGAGAAGTAAAGCTAATTCCAGCACCTTTAGTAGACAATTCATCTTCTACTGGAGCACCTTCAATACTAAATCTGTTTCCTGGAAGAAGTTCATCTCCTGGAATACCTTTTAAGGTTTCTTGTCCACCAAATGCTTCACATGTATAAACATAAACACCATTTTCTTCAAACGGTTCTGCTATAACTCTGTGTTGATAAACATCTGGGTTAGGTCCACCAAGCAAATGCATTACAGTAAAGATTTTTTCAGCAAATACTAGTTCATAAGAACTACGTGCTTTACCAATTCCTACATCTCCTGATGCAACTACTGATCCATTATACCTTGCTTCTACAATAGGAATGTTTCTTTCGTCACTTCCTACTAGTTTCCATATAAAATCTTCGGCGGATTCTAACGTTTTCTCTGGGAACATAGACAAAGTTGTATCTAAGTTTTTCATTCCAGATTGCTGCAGTAATACAGTAGTTAGTTTGGAAGCCAATTGAGGCTGTCTTCCAAATATAGCACCAATATGATTTTTAAGGGTTAATCCTGACCAAGATTTACCTTTGGTCATTACAAATTTGCCTACACTCATAATCTAATTAATTAATTTTTATTTATTTTTGTATTAATATACAATTTCATCTCCTAATCCAGAGTAGCTATCATTATCATCCATAAAAGATGGACTACCTGAATCATTATGACTAGTTTGTCTAATTGCTTTTTCTAGTTCAGACGATGCTGATGTTCTAGCTACATTAGATATATTCTTAAAATTTTTAAAGCCATTAGTTAGCTCATATAAATAATAAAGCTTAGTGTCGAATTCTACAGGGTTCTCTCTTCTTTCCCTCATTAGCTTATTCTCTAAAACACCTTGCTCATTCTTTCCAACTATATCAGTCATGCTTCCGTATATCTTATCCTTAATAGCTTTATTAAGTTTCATACCATCCATTAACTCTGAACTGTTGTAAATTTTATCTTTTAACTTCGTATCTAATTCTTCTTGTTGTTTTTGTTGACTAAGCTGAGTTTGTTTATATTCATCTTGTCTTTTTGCTAATTGATTCTTCTCATAAAGTTTCAAACTTTCTAGGGATTCAGTTGCATCTTCAATTAATGCATCGTCTCCAGAATCAACTGCTCTTTTTAAAAGCCGTTTAGCTTTATCTTCTGATATGCCTTGATTTAAGTAATCCTGATAAATAACCTTTTGAGCTAAATCAGAATCTTCTTGAAAAGAATCAGCATCAATAGAATCTAATGTAATCTGGTTCTCTCTAGACTTTCCAAAGTCTGATAAAGAAACACCATTAGTTACAGCTTCATAACCGTCTTCTCCTAGTGCATCTATTAAACGTTGCTTAACGTTATTTTCTATTTCAGATTTAAATGCAGAAGAAATACCTTCTACATCATTAATTTTATTGTCTTCAAGGTTTAGGGAAGGCAGCAAGCCTTGTTCATGTAGAACAGAAGCTAAGGAAGAATATAAGTTGGGAGAATCATTTTCATCGCCACCTTCTTCTAAATCCTTATCACTAGCTACTTCCTCTGAATCATCTTGATCCTCACTAGGTTTATCTTTATTATCAGTATCTTCCTCAGGAGACTTATCTCCATCAGGTGTATCTGTATTTTCTTCTTCTTCGTTTTCTTCTAAGTCATCTGTATTAACATCTAAGTTTAATTCTAGATCCTCAGTGTCAAAAATATCCATGTTATCTTCCATATGTAATGTTTCTCCCGTTAAAGTACCAAATATAACTAAATAACTAAGCCAAACCAAATGTTTATAATAAAACTTAGTTATCTATTTACATTAGATCATTGCTTTTAAGTCTTTGTTTTATTTTGCTTAGATACTGCAATCTTTTTATCCTCTCGCACCATCTTATCGTTATGCATCTTCATTTTATTACCAAGATCTTTAATCTTCATTTCTAAATCTTGCTTCTGTTTTTCCCTTTTAAGAATTAATTCTTCATCAGCTAAATCATCAGTAATACCATCATCATCAGTATCAATCTCTCCTTCTTGCATCTTCATCTCTGCAATTGCAAGCTTAGTTTGATTATCTCTGACATTCATACTATCTTCTAATGCTAATTTAGATTTCTCTAATTCAGTAAGATCTTTTTGGGCTGCTTGAGCTTGTTTGTTTTGGTCTTCTTGTGCTTTAGATGCTTGTTGTTGCATTTTAGCTTCAGCAGTTTCAAGTTTACGTCTCATATCACTAATAGAATCAGAGAAATAAATATCCATAATAGTAGACATAGATCCTCCATTCTGTAGAAAGGCTTGAGCATGTTGTTTTAATGCTTGTTCCATTTCCATAGATTTAGATGAACTAGTCAATACTATACCATAATCCGCTTCTGCAAAGGCATCACCATCAAGGTTTAGCATCTGAACAGATAAATCATCTAGAATAAACTGAGTTTTCTTATTATTTCCTTTTAATGCTATTTTAGCAGTCTCTAGAAATACAGTAAGAACCTTAAGTTTAGTCTTTTCATGTTTATTAAACCAATATTCAGTTACATGACTAGACTGTGCTACAGATCTTTCAACTCCTCCAACAGTTTCTCTATTCTCAATTTGCCCTTGTCTCTGTGCAGATACTCCTGAGATTTCTCCCATTTCTGCTTTAATGAATTCAAGTAATTGTATGTGCTGTTGGATATAATTACCAGTTTCCATATCAATGGCTCTACCACCTTGAGTATTCATATTACCTGCTAATTTACCAGTAGAAGCTCCATGAGTTCCCTCTTTAAAAGAATCAATAACAGCTATCTTATTAGTAACAGCAAAGTGCATCCATTTCTCCATTTCCCAGTTATCTGGAATTTTGGAAATATCTAATTCAAATATCTTACCATAATTAGTAGATATAGCTTTATTTAGTCTATCCCAAATGGCATCATATAAATATTGATAATTCTTACATCTATCTAATAGTGATACAGCTTTACCTTGGTTGGTGTTGTATATTTTACCTATAATACCTGCGTGACAATAAGAAGGATTATTAATTGTATTATACTGAATAGTTCTAGGCTTCATTTTAACATAGACATCCTTACCTATCATAGTTCCTTCCCACATCTCATTGATCCATAGCGTAGTAGATTCCTCCCCTGCATTTTCATCAATGATATATTCTTCTGACATTATCTTAGATTGTTCATCTCCATACTCATCATAAAATTTTACTTTATAGACTTTCTTTAATGACTTCCAATATACTGCCAATACTCTTATATTGCCCTCTTCATCCGTATAGTTATTACCAAATGTATGACCATTAATTTCTGCCATTTCAAATAGAGAGTCCATAACAGAATCAGCACCCGTACCTAATGAGTCCTGTAACAATACATGATTATTATCATCATCATCATAGCTACCTTGTCCTGATGAAGTATTATAATCTAATAATTCATCTATATCTTTAGGTTTTAATTCATCATGAAATACATCTACTACTCTTGCAGGACTCCAATGATCCTCTAAAATAATAATATCAGAATCTTCAATTCTATCAGAGTTACCTGATTTTACACATCTTACTTTTAAAGGGTTTAATTTCTTTAGTACTGGTTCTTTGTGTTCTATATCTATTTGATAAATCTCTTCTGCCATAATAAGAGCGTCTTTGAATCCCTCATTAAATATAGTAGAAAAGTCTTGCTCACTATAGTAATGTTTAAGTATTTGAGTAGCCATCTTTTCTCTGATGTCTTGCCAAGTATACTTCATATGGTCTTCTAGCTCTGTAAGCTTCTTATCTAGTTCCTCTTTTTCATAGTTAGATTTAAGATACTCTGTAAACTTTTGCATTAAGAAGTCCTTCTTATCCTCCTCTTTCTTAGATATTGCATTAGGATTAGTAGTAAGTACTTTATAATCAAATCGTCTTTTAGTCTCCTCTCCCACTAATAAATCTATCTTAGGTACTACTATAGGATGATGGGGTATATTATCAGGTATATAAGAAGCTTCCATTTGATATGGATTTACTACTTCTGTCATATCTCTGACATCTACTATACCATTGTATAAGTTCAGATTAACAACCTTATTCTTAAGGCTTTGTCTTACTCCTGCACTATGATAAAAAGAATATTTATTTGCAAAATCAACATTAGATATTCTCCAATCCTTTGTCTTCCTTGAAAAAGCAATCCTTTGTCTTGGTTGTTTTGAATTATTTGTTTTAGTCATGTCTTTTTGTTAAACTTACTAATATAGCATATTTTATCTTTAAAAACAACTATAGAATAGTAATATATTAATCTCTAAATCATTTTAATATAGCGTTATCTCTTTTTAGTATAATTCTTAGAAAAGTATTTATCATTAGCTAGTGTATTAGTGTTCTTAAACTGATTTTCTTTAACTGATTGAGTTACTTTATATCTATCTGCTCTTAATATAAACAACATAATACCTGCAGATACTCTATCAAAGTTACCATCAGGATTCCAATATATAGCTTCTTCTATATAAGCTAAGCCTCTTAGCCTATGTAAGTTTCTACGCTCATCATCATCATCATTACTGTGTGCCATTTCATTCATCCAGTCTGCTTGTAATAGTCTTCCCCAAGCATTAACTTGTTGATTAGCTCTAGATCCTTTAGCCCTATTACCAGATAAGGTAGGACCCTTCATAAGTTCCATATCCTTTAATATCTGAGGTGTATCACATAAAAGATATAATGCATTCTGGCTATCAAAGTAAGAGAATAACCCTTTTAAGTTACTTTCATAATTAGCTTCAGCATTATAGAACTTTAATACTTTTAAACACAGTTCATAAGCAATCTTAGCAGTTCTAGGTCTAGCAGAATACTCTGCAACTATTCTATCTGTGAAAGTATCCATTACCATCATACT